GAACAGGATTAACGAGACAATCGGTGTTTGATGTCCTGACTAGGGCAAATCCAAACTTTAACACCGTGAGAAGAATATTCAACGCACTAGATCGTGATATAGACATCAGAAAAAAAGATGGAGGTGAGTTGGATATTGATAAAAACTCACTGTACGCTGTTTTTGAACGGGAAGCACCTGGATTCGGAAAACTGAAAGCGATCCTGGAGGCTATGGGATATGAATTTCAATATGTGAGAAAATAAAGAAAAACGCACTGTTTTAGAGGCATAAACGCATGCCTCTAATTTTTTTTACAAAAAAATGCAGAACACGCCTTGACACAACGCACTACAGTGAGTTATACTTCAAGCATCAACAGAAAACAAATGAACGACACGAACGGAAATGGAGATAGAAAGATATGAAAAAGAGCTTATCAAGAATGAACACAAATGAACTTAGAGACCTGGCTGTAGAACTGGGAGCTGACAGAAAGAAGTTATACGGAACCTCAAAACAGAGCCTGATTCTGACGATCGACAGACTGAGAAAAGAGGCAGCCAGCAAAGAAAATTACATCATTGTTGACGAGAACGACAACGTAATGTTCGGAGGACAGCACTACACAGAAGTTGGAGCTGATAGAGTCTGGAACATGTACAACGGCATCTATGAGGACGAAAACGGCGAGAGATACATCTATATCAAGAAAGTTGAGGAGGAGTAGAAATGAAAAAACCTGAATTTCTTAATACGGTAACCATCGGACAAACCAGACAGAAATACAGAGACAACGTGAAAGCCCTGGATAACATTTGCTTGTTGGTTTCAACTGGAAGTCTTGAGGAAGTGAAAGAGATTGCCGGAGAGAGCCTTATCAATAAAGTGGTAACTGAGCTGCTGGTCCAGCAAGAGTACATCCGGGAGCGAGAGAAAGCTAACTGGGGATGGGACAGAGGAGTTACAGATTTTAGTAAGCAAGGAAGTTGTATTTTGTAGAGGAGGACAAAAGCTATGATGAAGCATGAATTTGAGGAAAGAGTTGGAGGCGAGATCTCCGATCAGAATTACGAGATCATTGAAACAGTATACACCTGGCACCCGGCAATTAACGAAGTCGGTGGAAAAGATCAGATCGCTACTTTATACGAAACCGGAGGCATGCCACTGATTAAGAGCATGCTGGAGGCTGCAAACATTATGATGGATCTGGACAAAGAAAGACGGCAAGCAATGAGACGCATGGAGGAGATCCGGAGGAGAATTGAGACGGTAGCCAGTGGAGATCTGACAGAAGAACAGTGTCGGAAAGATGCAGTAGGAATGTTTGACAAGTCCAACACTCCGGAAGAATGGGGATACGCAAGAGTGTTCCTGGCAACAAAATACGGCGAAGAGCTTGCATCAGAGATTATTGAGGAGGTAGAGAAATAATGGCAGACAGAAGCAGTCAGAGACTGAATGAGGCAATCGAAAATATGATCCGGATGTGGGATGGCACGATCCACGGGCAAACGATCCGGAACATGTACGAAAATGGTTCCGACTATGAAAGCATCTGCGAGATCGCTGGGATCGAGTATGAAGATTATGAGGAGGAGTGAGAGTGGAAGATCTAAAGAAATGGATCGGCGGGAAGTTCCTGGACTTCTGTAAGTCCGATCCGGATAGCGAGCGAGAGATCCATTA